ATCGGGAGGATAGTAATTGAAGACAACCGACTTGATCACTCCCAACTCCTGAAGGACAGCCCCGATGAAAAGGGAGCAATCAGCCCCCCGTCCCTTCTTCATCCACAGATGGCGGTAAGGAGTCCCCATCCAACTGTCGATGATAGCCTTTGCGGTTCTCCAGTTTTCAATACTCTCAAAATAGGGCTTCACTTGAACCCCCACACGATCGGATGATGGCTTGGAATATAGGGCATTGAAACATGCCTTGCGGTGAAGTTATCAAATTTGGTCCTGCAGGTGGATGGAGCCCCATCACATCCCGGATAGGCAGTGACAGATAACCCAGAGGTAAGATCTGAGCCAAATGGAATTTGAAGGGTCAAAGTATTTCCGACATGGTTTGTCACAAATCGCCAGTCCCCATCATAGTAAACCCGTCCCTGGGTGAAATAACCATCGGCGTATCCGGCGAAGGTTGAACTGACCAGGGTTGCCCCACTCACGGTCACCTCGGCAGCGACATCCCAGTCATTTATGTCAAGCCCACAGTTGCAGTCGAACAGGGTCCAGTTGCAGTAACTCTGATAGATGATGTGGGGGAGCCGGGCCATCAGTTTCCCGGAGGGAGAGCACTCGGCGGAAATCACCTTGTCTGCAATGCTGACCCGTTGAACCATCCCGTCGAAGATCTGAGCATAATCTGCCAGGGAATTTGACACTGCCCGATAGATTGCCACCCGGGTGCTTGGCAGTGGGACCACCCCGATGTATTTCTTGAGGGGATCTGTGAATGGAACCGTCACGGTGACCTTAGCGGATCCGAGTTGCTGATCGACGGTGAATCCGGATCGCTTGATCGCCCCGGCTTTATATAGATTGGTCAGGAAGGTGATGTCGGTCTTATACGAGGTCACCCGCCAGACATACCCACCAGCTGTGATGTCATATAGTTCCGGGATCGCTACCTGCTCTACCAACTGCATATTGGAATCAAAGGTCATTCCATTTCTCCTATGCTGAAGCCGACGCCGAGGGGCTCAGAGAGGCACTCGGGGAGCGGGACAGGCTGCTACTCGTTGACGGTGACAAAGATGCCGATGGAGATACCGATCTTGAAGTGCTCAAAGAAGCTGAAGCACTCGGGCTCAAAGATGCCGATGGGGACAAGGACAAACTGACCGATGCCGAGGGCGATCTTGAAGCTGACACTGAAGCGCTCGGGCTCGTGGAAGCACTCGGGCTTAAACTGGGGGACACCGAGGGGCTCACACTTCTTGAGGCCGAAGCACTTGGGCTTCTGGAGGCGCTTGGGGACAAAGATCCCGAAGGGCTCAAGGAAGCCGAGGGGCTCAAGGATAAGGAGGCCGAGGCACTTTCACTGGCACTCGGGCTGACCGATGCCGAGGCACTCATGGCAATGGATGCACTTGAGCTGCTGCTCGGGGACAATGACGCCGAGGGGCTAATGGAAGCCGAAGGTGAAGGCGACGGTGACGGACTTCTGGATGACGATGGCGACAATGACGCCGATGGGGATACGGATGGAGTCAGACTCGCCGATGCCGAGGGCGACAGGGATGGGGATCCAGATTTCGACGCGGAGGCGCTCGGGCTGACCGATGCCGAAACCACCCGACCGATGTCATATTCCTTGACGCATTCAAAAACCCGGATGCTGACCTCACTCACCACATTGGAGTGAAATTTGAATCGCAGAGTGTCTATGTCGAACCGGACAAGGAAGCACCGCCCGATCATAAAATGGTTGTCTGTGGTCAAATCCCGATCCAGGACCTCACTAAATCCAAGGTAGGTGGAGTCGGAGGAGTCTGTACAGATTGTGACCCAGCGGGTGATGATGTCCCCGTTATTCATCAAAATGTAGATCCGCTCATACCCCTGGAAGACAAGGTCGAATCGGTTACGTTCGCAGAAGATCCCGGCTGCCCCGGAGACAGCATCCTCCTTCAGAATGAAGGCAGCCGATGGCTGCATAAACCAGAACCGCCCCAACCGCCCCATACGGCTCACAAAGAAGTCGAGCAGCTCATATTCTTCCTGTTTGGTGGAGCATTGGAATGCCATTTCAAATACTGCTGGATTCTCCGGAGCGATAGCTTCCAGAGTGACAGTAGTCCCAGGGTATCCGATCAGACGCCGGGATAGGGCATAGTCGACTGAGATGTCCGTGACCCAGTTCGGTTCCTGGAGGAAGAGTTCCATTCCGTTCAGACTGAGAAGACTGTTTGCCATTAAACTATCTCTATCCCTTTAAAACCGGCTGTAGCCGACATTTCCCCATTGCCTTGGAAAATAAACTGGGTTATGTCCATTCATTTCAAGTTCCCATGAACCGTAAGGAACGCCGATGGTGTTGTAAGCATCCGCTATGGTGTAAAAAGAAGTTGGATCTATTGAGACAAGTGCATAGGTTGCCAAAGGAGAAAAGCTTGAAAAAGAATACAACCACATTTTCCATCCATCAAAACTAAGAATGCATGAATCAACCCAGACATTGAAGTAACTGCCATCTTCTTTAAAAAAGTTAATAAACTTTGATTTTATTCCACCTGAAACATCCGCAAAGTCTTCGTCCATTTCCCTAAGACCATTTGAGGAAGAATAACCGTATCCCGTGGTAGAATAATGGTCATATATTTTATTCCCAGCGAAAAGAATATTTGCAGATGATAAAACTTCCCCACCATAAGCAACCACATTCCCGGAATCGTACTCTAAAGTACCGCCGGGGGAAGAATACCGTAAATATCTTTTATACCAAGTATAAGTGCCCCCAACATATGCACCGGCGCATACATAAAATTTACCGGTGGTCGGATGAATGCCAAATGCGGTTATTGTGGAATTGGTTTCGTACCCAGCCTGAGTAACGCCTGGAACTGTGAAAGTGGATCTTACTGTTTCCGTAAATCCATCAAGAATCCAAAATTTATGTTGCCCATATCTTCTGTCACAAAGTAGGTAGTCATTCCTTCCGCTATAAATACCAGACCATGGATGGGCGCTCAGCAATTCACTCCCTCTTGGAAGGGTCCAACCAGCAATATTATCCAGGTCTATTGAAACCCCAAAAGTGGTATGAGCGATTGGATTATACCGAAGTTCCACTATCCCATTTGATTCAACGCCGGAAATAAAAACTTGGTTTACAGTAAATCCAATACATATTTGCTCATCCAGGCCGACCCAAACCTTTGTAGCTTCTTCCCCAACCGTTATTTCCTCGAACTGAGCCCCGAAGCTGGCAATCCTGCTCGAGTGGTCCAGCTTCTTGACCTCTTTTATCATGCTCGCAATCCCAGGATAGATGACCGTCTGAGCAGCAGTCCAGGATCCGACGATTGCGGCTGATAAATTGATCACCTGCCCGGATACAGACGATACCTGGAGCATCTCAGAGGCTCCAGTGACATAGTCCAGTAGGATCAGATAATCACAGTTCTGGATATTCCATAGATAGGTCAGATCTGTTTCAGCAGTGATGGCGGATGCCCCTTGAGTAATTGTCCCGGCAAAGATTGGTTCACTATAAATCGGGGTACAGCAAAGTTGCGGGGCTCCACTTAGAAGGATATTCAGAAGCCGTTGGGCGTTTTCCGTTTCCAAGACAAACTTGCAGGCGACCGACCGGGTCGGGGTGGATAGTAACGGTCGACGCTGCTCTAAAAATGCAGGGGTTCCCTGGATTGCTGTGGCAAAAGAGTAGGCCACCTCCGGGGGCTCCTTCCAGTCCGGCTCGGCATCTATTATGAGAGTGGGGTCGGTCATTGTCTATTCTGCCGGTTGGGCGTTATCACAACCCGTGGTGGTTACAATTTCCCAGAATCCTGTTTCAAACGATGCATCATTGTGTTTTACCCTTATTCTTGGTTGGATCTGTCCGCTGAAATTTCCAACTAAAATTCCGCTAGTGTCACCATTCCATTCCCACACAGGGTCATCTCCAACCATATCGTTGTAATTATAAGCGTAAATGTTATTCGAAGCATCCCTTCGTAAACGTATTTGTGGATAGAACCCGACATTCTCCACACTATTCCCTTGAATCCCAAAAGTCCCACTAGCTACACCCCATGTAAAAGTAACCGCCAGCGATGGCTGATTCACACCTACAGATAATATTTCCAGGGTTATAACACTATCTATCTCTATGGACTGGTAACTGACCAACTCAAACCGGAAATAAAAATCAAATACTCCCAAAAACGCGAATTTTGCTGATAGGGTCTGCTCACACGGGCCAAAAAAATACGCTAATGTCGGATTAGGATCAGGTCCCCATGCGGTAAAAATCACCGCCGATTCCCCAGTTATAATTTCATAGGAAAAAGCATCTGTTTCTATTAGCGGAGTGGAGTTTGTCCCAGCAAAATACTCGCTGCAAGAGACTGCCATGGTTTCCTCCGGGCAGACAAGATCGGTAAAGCCAACCCAGACCTTTGTGGCCTCTTCCCCGATGGATACTTCCTCGAACTCGGCTGATACATCACCGACAAGGCTGGATGACTCTATCCCCTTGACTGCGGAGATGTTGCCGGCAAACGCCGGATAGATGATTGTCTGAGCGGCGGTCCAGGATCCAACGATCGCAGCGACCAACGCTATCACCTGCCCTGTGACAGAAGATACTTTTAGCATTTCGGATGCCCCCGTGATGAAGTCTAAAAGGATCAGATAATCACAGTTTTTTATATTCCAGAAATATGTGATGTCGGTCGAGGCGGTGATAGAAGATGCCCCTTGAGTGACCGCATCCGACTGAATTGGTTCCGAGTAGATCGGGACGCAGCACAGCCGGGGAGCCCCATATAAAAATAGATTCCGGGCGTACTGGAGTTTCTGTCGATCAAGTAGATACTTGCAGGACAAGACCCGCTTAGGTGTCGGTATCAAAGGACGCCGTTGCTGGAGGAAATAGGGGGTACCCTGGATGACCGTTTCAAACCCATACCCGACCTCTGGAGGCTCGTTCCAGTTTGGCTCAAGATCTATTATGACGGTCGGATCAGCCATTAGCGAATAGCACCTGTTTCACCGCAAAAGCGTTATTACTGATCACATTCAACAGCTGGCGTTGTCCTGGGGAGCTTGCCATGTACTGGGCAAAGAGCTGGGGATCCAGGATATTGTTGATTGTAAGAGCCTTCTCCGGCGTCTGGGCGCGCTCTAACCCTGACCCCCCTGCTACCATACCCCCTTCAGCAAAAGATCGCTTTCCTGGCGATGTCAAGGGGTATGTAGCCGTGAAATTGGATGCCAGGTCACGGGGGAACTGAAGGGTTTGGATGGCTTTCATGAAGCTGATCCCATAATAGCGGACAGCCTTGACCGGATGCATGAACTCCCCGGAGGTAGCAGCAATCAATTTGTCGTCTGACCGGGGCGATGGTGACCTACCTTCAATTAAACCACCCGAGGCCATTTGTGACGATGGCATCTCACGTGGGAATTGAAGGGTCTGGATGGCTTTCATAAACCGGATGCCATAATACTTCACAGCCTTCACCGGATGGATAAATTCACCGGAGGTGGCTGCGATCAGTTTGTCATCGGATCTGGGAGTCGGGGAACGACCCTCGACAAGACCGCCGGATGCCATCTGCTGGGATGAGATCTTTGCCAACTGAGCCGCACCGGCCGCAGCAACCGCAGCCCCCTGGATCATTCCCCACATCCCTCCCTGGGCGAGAGCCTTGGTTATCCCCTGGGCAATATTGATCGTCGCTTCCGCAATAGCCGCAGCCTTTGCGATATAGAAGAAGGCCTTGATCTTTTTCCCGGAGCCTTCATAGAGGGCGGTCATCAAATCATCGATACCCCCGAAGATCTGACGTGCCGCATCCAACTGCATCATGCGGAGTTTCATAACCTGGTCTTCATGGAGCCGTTGTTTCTCAAGTTCCTGGAGTCGGGCTTGATCATTTAGCTTTGCCTGGTCATCGGTTAGCTTTTTCAAAGCCTCCATTTCCAGACGATGCTTTTCATCCAGACGAAGTTTCTCCTCAACAAACTCCCGCTCGACCGGGGACTCCACTTCTGCAACAGTTGTCCGGATCTGGATATCCCGCATGGTGTTCTCAAGGGTTTCCCGCTTCAGCTTATCCTCTTGAGCCAGCCGGTACTCCTCCTCGTAGCGTTTGGTCTCGATCTGGATGAGTTCAGCAGAGAGTTCCTTTTTCTTGACCACGATCTCAGCATTCAGTTTGATCCGCTCAGCCGATCCACCCCGCTCCTTATTGGCAAGCTCCTGGAGTTTGGATATTTCAAAGTTTGCGGTATCGGTCACCATCTGTTTCTGCTGTTCATAGAAGATGTTGGTGACCCTGATCCGCTCGGCTGCGTTGTTCTCGAAGGCAATCAACCCGACCTGATAGGTGTCATTGATCAGGGCTTGAAGTTCTTTTTGAGCGGCAGCATACTTTGCCATCTCTGCCTTAACCACAGCTTCCCTGGCTGCTTTCTGGGCTTTGGTATCCTCGGTGGGGGGAGGGACCGTTCCAGCACCAGCCCGGCCCACCTTATGAATACCAGAGGCTTCTCTTCCAGTTCTGGCATCTACTCCAGCAGCTCTACTGGTGACATCGGGAGCGTTTACTCGACCACTGGGAAGTCCGGATGCCTTTTTCCCGGCTTCAACCACATCCTCCACTAACAGATTATATTTTGCCCTTAACTCATCGACCTTCTTTTTCTGCTCATCGATGTACTTAGCATTTTCCTCGGCGGTGTATCCGGAGGCAGCTCGCAGTTTTGCCCAGTCGTCTTCCTGGGCGCGGGTGAGTTCATCCTGCGCTGCTTTTAGATCCTCCGCCACATTTTTCATTTGGGTACGGAGCTTTTCAATACCAGGATTTTTTCCGATGTCGATTAGTTTTTGCTGGAGTTCATCGAAGGACCCACTGATGAATTCACCGAAGGTCATTTCCCCGCGGACCATGGCAGCCGCCGCTCGAGCGTACTGCCCCAGCTTTACCAATATGGCAATTGCCAGTTTGATCGGTCCAATGATAGCAAAATCAATCACAGCTCCTATTGACTTCAAAGCGTCTATAGTAGTGGCAGCCCATCCGGACAAAGCCCCACTCTTCTTGAGATCCTCCAGAGCCTTGACAAGTTTTAAAATTTCATCCTTGGTATAAATGATCAATTGTCGGATATCATCGGCGAAGGCATCACCGAAGGCAATCTGCACCCCCTCTATCGCAGACTTCAACTCCCGCATTGCTCCACCAAGACCAGCCTCAAAGTCCTGGGCAGTCTTACCAGCAATGTCGTCGGTCTCCTCCATGAAAGACTTCAACTTGCTTAGAGATTCAGATCCCTTATTGACAAGAGCGGCCATCCCAGGACCAGCCCTGGCTCCAAATAACCGCAGGGCCTCAGCGCCGGTCAGCCCTGCTTTCTCCAACTGCTTGACAATCTCAAGGAACCCGATGAACTGCCCCTGGGCATTCCTGATCTGTAGCCCGGCTCCCCCGATCCGATCACCCAACTTCTGCATCATCTCGGCTTCATCTTCTGTCGGGGTGAACAGGGCATCCAGGACTCCCCGGAGGGAGGTACCAGCCATCGATCCTTTGATACCGGCATTATGGAGTTGACCGAGGGCTGCATTCAGATCCTCGAAGTCTGCCCCAAAGGCGCGGGCAATGGGGGCGACATAGGCAAAGGCTGTCCCCAGATCCGACAACTCGGCGTTTGTGGCATTGACCCCGCGGACCAGGACGTTGTTGACCGACGCCAGATCCTCCGCTTTCAGCCCGTAGGCGTTCATCGCGGAACTGGCAATGTCGGCTGCCTGGGACAGATCGACCATCCCGGCAGATGCCAGGGTCATAACAGATGGGAGGGCCGTCATGGATTCGGATGCGGAGAAACCAGCTTGCGCTAAAATACGAAGGGTCTTTGCAGAATCGGTGGCAGTGAAGCGGGTTTCCTGTCCCATCTTCTTTGCCAAGGCAGTCATGCGCTCAAACTCATCCGAGGTCGCCCCCGAGATGGATTTGACCTGGCGCATGACATCATCGAAGTCGGCAAATAAGGAAAGAGCCTCCTTTGCCCAGGATATAAGGGAGGCTCCTGTGAAAGCGACACCGAGTCCGATCAATAACTTCTGGACTCCGGCTATCGGGGATTTCAGACCTTCGACGGATTTGGTAACGTTCTTGACCTGGGAGTCAACCTCCTTCAGGCCTCGACCGGCATCACCGCGGAGATTAACAAGGAGTTCTAAGGTTTCACTTCCGGCCATCTACTCATCTCCTCTTTTTCAAGAACCGCGTAAAGTTCTGAGCTGTCGCGTGATGGGCGAGACGAGTACCGAAAGCGTTCTCCTTTAGGCGTTCATTGGCAAGCTCAAAACTCTCCTGCAGCGCGGCTACGAAGAAGGAATAGCCGTAGCTGAGAGCGAGCCAGTGTCCTGCTTCATAGAGGCGACAAAGATCCGCGAAAAGTCGTTGACGAATGCGGATTTTAAACGCTCGCCCAGTTCGCCCAGTCCCATCGTCTGGGCGACTGCGAAAAAAACTGAATTGCACTCCTTGAAGGCTAGCCAGATCTCTTTGAGTTTCGACGGCGGAAGTTCCTTCAGTTGCTCCAGATCCGCCCCCTCCAAACAGAGGGGGAGATACTCGTGGATCTGTTTTGTGAAGGAGTCCATGCTGGCATCCTTCGGTAGCTTGTCGAAATTGAGCAATCCCAGAACTTCCGCTGTCGTAAACTCTTTGACAATGACCTTCCAAGTCTTGGTGATCTCGACTTCCTTGCGAGCCCGCAAGGCATCGAGTGTATTTTTGTCCAGCATACCAATCCTCCTTTACCGGTGACTGATCCCCGCCCAGGATCAGGATTACGCTGACGACGAAGCCGACGGCGAAAGGGATGCCGAGGGGCTGAGAGACAGGGAAGCAGAAATCCCGGTCGCAGCCGCATAGGTGACGGTGATGTAGGGGCTCGTCGGATTCCCGATGGAATCGGAGAGACCTTCCCCTTCAAAGGACATCGTTGCCCACTCCTCGGTGATCAGGGCCATCGCTCCACCAGGCTTCAGGGTCATCCGGTGGAAGTCCCACACCTTGTTGCGGCCGGTGGGATTGTCCTCGGTCAGCTTGACCGAGAACTCGGAATCCGGAGCCATCATCGCCTTGATCGAGGCTGAGCCAGTTTCACGGGTACCCATCAGCCACCGGGTCAGGTTCAAGGCTCCGATCTCATCCAGGTCAAACCGCAGCATGTACTCGGTTGAGATGACCGGGTTCTTGTCCTTGGTCTTGTATCCCGTGCGGCTGGAGTAATGGGGGAGCCGCTCGAACACCGGCTCGATCTCCGCGCTGGGGCAGTTGCCCATGTCGACGAAACTCCCCTTGACGCCATCGGTATAGGTGGCGATGGAGAAAACACCTTTTGCAATTGTGTAATCAGCAGTATCATGTCCCATGTTTATAATCCTCCTAACGAGTGAATGAACGTTACCCTGCAAACAAATTTAAAAGCGACATAAGGCTCCCAGTTCCCAACGTTTGAATCCGGGAGGACCTCTGTCCCTATCGCCAAACCATTCTTCGACGGGTCCGCGTTCAACACGCGGTAGAAGTCGTCGGCTAAATTTGACAAGGTGGAGTCCGGAGTGACATTGTCCATGAAATAACCAAAGACCTGGACATCCAACTTCGATTTGACCAAGGAACAATCAGCCGACGTTCCCCGGTTCCCACCCTGGAGACTTTCTTTCTCCGGCAAAAGCCCCAACACGCAGGCAAGAGGTAGTTGAGTGCTGGCAAACCGATCAAGATCCTCGATCCCAGCGGGGAGCTGCCGCTTGACAGTCCGGAGCACCGAAGGAATCAAGGATTCCATCTCCGAGACCACCTGCAGGATGATCCGCTCCCGTTTGCTGTTGGCTGCCATTTAACTCCTCATCCCTTCCCGAAGGGAGTCCAGAACCAGGGATCCGATCTGTTTACGATCTTCCTCGCTGATTCCAAAGAACTCCCGCTTCTGATTCAGATAATAGGCTTTTGCCGGGTTGGACTGCCCACTGCGATCCTGAGAGGGGGCAAAGAAGACCCTGGTCTGATCTGCTGTCGTGGTGTATGTCATGGAAGACATCATCGAGCCGGTGAAGAACAAATCCACTTTGTCAATGGGCCGTCCCTTCTTCTGACGAAAAAAGGCATAGCTGGCGGAGTACGGTTTGAAAGCCGATTTGTTGACGTCCACCCCGGCGGCGGTCCTGGTCTTGATGCGGGTCATCAGAAACATACCGATTTCCCCCATCAGACGGGGTCCCAGACGAGCCAGAAGCTCTTTAAATCTCCGGGAGACCTGGGATACCCCTTTGAACTCGACCGTTGCCATATTCAGCCTCTGATCAGGCGTCGGCGCCGTGGGACCATCCGCTCTGCAGCGGCATCCCCGGCTCCCCAGAGGTAGTCCACCCCTGAGGTCAGCACCGTCGCCAGTTCGTCTTTGAACAACTTCCGAAACGTCTCGCTCTGCCTTTCAAAAGGATCCGCGTTCGGGGAATCCTTCATCAAGTAGAGGTAAATGTTTTCAAGCACCTTGTAGGAGATAAGCAACTTGATCTGGTCAGGGTCCTTCAGCAACTCCGGATCAAACGGGGAGGTGTTCGGGTCGAGGCCGTAATCGTCGGCATTCTCCCGATACCACCGGGCTTCCAGGATTCGGAACACATGAGTCTCTGCCCGGAAGATCTGATCCTCCCAGTCTGTCACCCCATAGTTCAATATGTCGGGGCGGATCTTTTGAAGATCATCCTCTGTGACATACAATGGAGCCTCCGGACGGGTTGCGCTCGCGGAGGCTGATGGAGATAGACTGGCGCTGGCCATCGCTACTTACCTCTTATCGCTTGCTCGGGGAAACATCATCCGTGTCCATGTCCGCAGGTCCCTGGGGAACGACGGTCCGCTTTTTCAAGGCAGGACCCTTCTTTACCGGGGACTTCCCCTTCACCTGGACCACAGGGGCTTTGACCACCCGGGGCTGGAGTTCATGGGGTCGGAGAGGAGCAGGAGGAGAAGTCGGAGGGGCTAACCCATCCTCATAATCCTCCACCGTTGGATACCCGAGTTCACGAAGTTTTTGGATGACATACGGATCATCGGTCTGGAATTTATTGCCCTGACTGAAATCCGCAAGGACTGCATTGGCTCGCGGATTCCAGACAACGGCAGCAAGTTCCGCCCGCTTGGCTGATGGTCTGTAGAAAGTAGGCATTTCCAACTCCCTCCTTGGTTGTGGTTAAATTCCCGCCCGCCTTAACCGGTGGAACTGCTCGCCGATGCTGAGGGCGAGATTGAGGGTGACTCGGATGCCGAGGGCGAAAGGGATGCCGACGGCGATACCGAGGCGCTCGGGCTGAGCGAGGCACTCGGAGATCTGGACAATGAAGCCGATCCCGATGCCGAGGAACTCGGACTCTTCGACGCGCTCGGACTGTAGGATGAAGAGGGCGAGAGCGACGCAGAAGCCGATGCCGATGGGGACAGAGATCCCGAGGGCGACAACGAAGCCGAGGGGGAGAGCGACAGAGATGCCGACCCAGACGGGGACAACGATCCAGACGGGGACAAGGATCCCGAAGGGCTCAAGCTGGCGCTGACAGACGGCGTTTTGCTCACCGAAGCGCTGGGGCTCAAGCTGCCTGACGGACTCAAGGAAGCCGAAGGCGACAGGGATAGAGATCCTGAAGCACTCGGGCTCAAAGAAGCCGACGGGGAGACAGATGCAAAGTACTCCGCATCCCTGCTCTTTGTCTGCATCCAATCCCTTACCCTGGGGTGGACACTGGGATTGTTGGAGATCTCATCCCGACGCTTTTCCTGAGCCGCAGTGAGATCCGTCCCTTCCACCACCTGGGCAAGGAATTCCCGCTCCAGGGGATGAACCCCCGGATTCTGGGAGAGGACAGTGGCCTCAGTGGTATCAGGCGTATCCTCTTCGATCTCCCGGTACATCTTACGCTTTTTCGGTTGGACACCCGGGACATTGCCCAACTGAGTCCATTTCGCATTTGCCATTTGTGGGCCTCCCGACGGTTAGTTAACCATCTGCAAAAGGTTGTTGGTTACCGAAAAGTCTCCAACCTGCTGCGCCTCTATCCGATGATGACAAGAGGAGCAAAGGGAAATCAAGTTGCTAAGCTTATTTGCCGCAAGGTGGTTTTTAAATAGCCGGAAAGCAACGATGTGATGGACATCCAGCTTCTTCCCCAACTGCCTTTCGGTAACTCCACAAAGTTTGC